TATCCCAGAACCAGTTGCACCATTTGCACTTTGTAATTGAGAATAAATATTATAATCCAACTTTCCAAGAGATTGTACTTGTGTAGCACTAACCAAATTGACATAATTTGCTTGATAAATGAATGGTAGTGTCATCTCGACCGAATCTGATTTCCCAGCGTCTATATCAATGTATGGGCGTTGCGATAATGGAATCAACCACTTTAGGCTAGAGTCAATGACTATGGTAGATGGTTTAAATGATTGCAAAGGTTGATATGATACACGTACTTTACCATAATAAAATGGAGAGGCAGTGAATTGTATCTTAATTTTCAAATCACCACGAAACCAAGAATAGTTATTCAATTTATTCTTGACGTATGCATTGTTTAATAAAGCAGCCCATGGATAAAGGATATCAAGTCCCCCAACAGGATCAGATTCTAGCCACTGCTTTGTAGCTATTCTCACTGGACGCTTCAACCATTCAGACAATTCTGTATTAACCGTGCCATCATTGGTGGAAAATTCATGATTACCTGATGTAGTCCCTACAATATTTATGTCTTCATCCATAAACATTGTCGTTTGCTCCTGTGATTGAGGTGAGTATGTGAGGGAGTCCTCATATAACTGTTCCCCAATACGACAAAAGTCTTCATAGTGACAATGATATTCAATTTTATCATTATTATCACCCACACCGACTGGGCGTGGAACAGACACTTGATCTTGTCCAAATGTGCAACACGTTGATTTTACACGGAACCAACTACCTTCTTTTCGATTAGCAACTATATTCTACATCTTCAGGTGAGTCAAACCATAAAGACGCCTGTTTAGGAGTGAGGTCTCCTTGTGGCAATTCTTCTTGAGAAATAAAGGATTCTGCCTTATCTTTATTTCCATAACGCATCCAAAAACCATATGCACATTGTTCATATGTTGGAAGTGTACTGGGTTTAACCCAGATTTGTAAATTACATCTTTCTATTAAAGATATAAAGTACTTTCTGCGCTCATTAAATTTATTTTTGCCATAGTAAAAATATTCTCTGAGTGCAGTTTCTATCGCACAAATAGAATGTGCTTCAGTCGCTAAAACACCATTATCCAAATGACTTGTCAACATTTTATCAATCGAGGAATGATCAAGAGGGGCAGCAATAGCTCCAAGATCTGCATCTTCTACGAAACGCCTCTTCAAAAAGGATGAATCATCAATATGGATATATGGAATAGACTCTGCTTCTTTTTCGGCCATAGTATATTCTACACCAATCACCTTCATAGCATACATGATTTTAGTGTGATTAAATTCAGGACAATCTTTAGAAACACCCATAATATTATCATCGCCATATGTAGCCAAATGAACATTTTCTTTAAAAGTGTTCAATGGTTTCTTGGATATTAATTTATAAGCATAACGCATATATAAACTATTCACTAAACAGTTAATGATGACGGTAAGTGGGTGCCCTGATGGATTCCCCTGAATTTCAATTAAATCACCATTGAAATCAATACATGGAAAAGCAGTATCATAAGCAATACAATCAATGTACTTCAAATCTTCCTCAGACCACTTGGCTTTTTCGGCAATCTTTCGAAGGATACGAAACGCAGCTAAGATAAAGGGCGCAGCCATCTTTTTATCAAACTTACCATAATCTCCTGCAATAATCCTATCTTTTCCAAAATATA